TGTTGTAGCGTCATATTTAATTGCTTTTCTTAAATATGGTTCAACAATTAAAGTACCGTTAGGATATGAATTAAGTGGTGTAATATCTAAATCGTATACTTTTTCCTCCGCTAACTGATAAATTAGCATTGCTTATTTATAGCATCTTTATATTCCTGCTCTTTTATATCATCAATAGTAATTTCTCCTTTAGTAATTTTCCTCTTCAAAATTTCTAATATAATAGGATTAATCATTAGATTATCCCTCCCAGCTCTAATACTAATGTTTCTAATTCATTTATCCTTTGCTCAAGTGATTTTTCTTCAACAATAATCTGTTTCTCTCCCATTAGAAATAACGCATCAAAATTTTCTACTATATATGTTTCTAAATTTCTACGATTAGGTATAATAACTTCTACTTCATCATACTCAAATATATTTTCTTGAACACCTTCATTTTCTACTGTTTTTTCTATAATGTTTTTTCTCAATCTGATTATTGCGTTGTTAAGCTCAATCTTTCTAATCCAGTAGTCGCTTGGTCTAATTTTGCTTTGCACTTTCACCTTTTATCACCTCATTATAATATTTTTTGCAGTATGACTCTAATGGTTTTATATGTTTTTTGTATAAATTATATCCATTACACCATTTAAGCCATCCAATGTATGAATTTATGCTACACCATTCTGAATGATTTATTTTGCCTTTATTTTTTATTTTCTTTTTAATATTCCTCATTTTTCTTATTAACTTTTTAGATGTTGATTTTCTAAGTAATATATAATCTCCAAAATGTCTATAGCCAACGAAATCAATCCCACTAATTCGGCTAGGGAAGACATGGTAGTTTTCTTTGAGTTCAAGTTTTAAATTGCTCCACAGATACTTTTCAATTTCTTTTCTTAATTGATGCAAATATTTTTTGTCATGATGTAGGATTACTATATCATCCATATATCGAATTACATATTTTACTCCCATTTCTTCCTTTAACCAATGGTCAAAATATGTTAAGTAATAGTTAGCAAAATATTGACTTGTATAATTGCCAATAGGCACTCCTTTTCCTCCATCTATACTATCAATAATCTCATCTAATAACCATAATAAATCTTTGTCTTTAAATTTCTTTCTTAATAATTTTTTAAGAATTTCATGGTCTATATTAGGAAAAAATTTCTTTATATCTATTTTCAAACAATATTTTGTACCTTCTACATCTTTCATATATTTATTAAGCAAGTTTAAAGCATAATGTATGCCTTTCCCTGGAATTGATGCACAGCTAAAGTCTGTAAAAGTTTTAAGAAGTATATCTTCTATTTGCTGTATTATAGCCCATTGACAAACTCTGTCCGGAAAATATGGGAGTTTATATATTTCTCTTTCTTTCCCTTTATCTTTTTTGATAAATATTTCATATTCAGATGTTTTATATGTTTTCCAGATTAACATGTTTTGTAATTGAATGAGATAATATTCTTCGTTTGCATCTACCATTTTAACTTCTTGATACCATGCTTTCCCCTTTCTTGCATTTCTATGAGCTAATTGTAGATTTTCATAATCGTATATTTTTTCGTATATGTTTCCGTATCTTTTCATGTGTCCTCCTTTAGTTGCTTTGTGTTTAAAGCCGAGTTTTCGAGAATTTAACTACTAACACAGCTTAGTAATGTCAGTTTTGTGTTTTGGCAAGAGCCAAGGCAAATAAATTCTAATACAGTGTATATACACAAAGTAAAGTGGTGCTGATATTACGATTCTGATTAGCTGAGGAATTATTCAGATTCCAATAAAAGCTACTGGCATACGAGTCATTATTCCAATTGCTGCCTAGTTGAGTAACCCAAAAATTAATTTATTTGCCTATATTAGCTTATTCTTGAGGTATATAAAGCAAAGCGGCGCCGACAGCACGACCCCGATCAGCCGAGGAACCAGCCAGATACCAACAAAAGCCACCGGCAGGCGAGCCAGTACCCCAACGGCCGCCCAGCAGAGCAACCCCGCAGCCAGTATTTTGATAATAATAGTCATATAAATAAGTCGAAGAGCTGCCTTCTGTTTCTGTAGGTATAAATCCAAAATCTAATATATCATTGAATAAAATATTACTTGCATATCCGTTTTCTATTGCCAGATTACCTTTATACTCATAGGGTGAATCAAAAAAGTCGTCTTGGAAATCATGCCCAGAAACATATAAGCGATGGTCTTGTATATTAATGCCATCAACCCATTTCCATATATTGCCCCAAAAGTTTTCTATTCCACGATATGATACGCTTACCAATCCATTTGTGCCTACTGCCATTCCGCTACTATTCCCAAGACTTGATGTAGCTCCTGTTATTTCTGATTCATTACCTGTTCCACTAGCTTTGTCTACTACACCCCTGCCTATTTTGCTTTGTACATCAAAACTAGCATATTCTATAAGCATTAGCAACTGTATAGCTGATACTGCATAAAAATCCTGTAACTCCCAGCCTGTTCCTCTGTTTTGTGCTAAAATTCTTGCATTTGCTCTTGTAAAATTTTGAGTTAGCCCACTTGCAGGTTTGACACCAGCTATAGAAGAGAGTTTATCTCCTGTTCCGACAGTAAAATCTGCTACTTGTTCATCGTTCAAAAGGTATGCAGTAGCAGAAACATCATAAATACACCCATCAAATGCAGACCTATATATATAATTAATTTCCCTGCCATTTCTAACAAAAGCAGGATGTATTTTGAAACCATTTTTTTTATTTGGACTGACTAACCATACATACCCTTTAGTTGTTCTATACGCTAAATAATAAAATTTAGGGATTTCAACCATAACTTGTCCGTTTGAGCCATCTTCAATATAGTTAGGGTCTCCATAATAAGCATTCACAGTCCCATTATCTGCTAAGTTGCATCTTCTCATCCCAGCCCAAGGAAAGATTTTGTCGAAGTCTGATTGTACAAGGTTTTTGGCTCCTTCTATTCTTGTTATTGTATCTGTTTCTCTGTCCCATTCAACTCCATAAATGTCTTCTGTGCCTCCACCTATAAGTCTTATAATTGTATCTATTTGTTCTGCGCTTGGCAATTTTATTTCTGGCATTATATTACCTCCTCATACATAAATACTACAAATCCGTTTTCTTGCTTAAACCCATATTTGTATGTTTTGCCTGTATCATTGTCTTGAAATTTATGTGGCATGTTGTCGGTTTTATGGTTTGCAAATGCGTACATTTCTTCTCCACCTAAAAGAATAAAATCTGTACCATCATATTCTAGCTGTACTATGCCTTTTACACTACCTTTAGGTGCGTCTACTTTTGTTCCATCTGATTTTCTTATCTTTATTGTTTTAGCCCCTAATGCGTTTATGTTAAGGGTTGCTGTATCTGTATTTGCATTGGTTACAGTAAGATTTATTTTAAGTCCACCAAAATAACTAAGTCCACTTATAGTAACTGCATAATCATTTGTGTTAGTATTATCTGTTGCAGAATAAACACCAATATTGGCGTTACTATCGCCTGTTGTAATGTTATCTACTGTAGTTTTTAGATTGTTTAATGCTTCAGATACATTATTGCCTGTTATAGACGACCCATTTACTATATTATCTGAATTATGTGCTGTTGTTGAGCTATTATGATCATCAATCTGAGTTTGTAAATCACTCACTTTAATATCCACTTCATCTTTAGTGTATCTATCATTAATAGCAGTATTTAGCTGCCCATCCTTTATGTTTAAATTATTTAAAGCGTCAGAAACTTTACTGCCACTAACATTAGAATCATTAACAATATCAGAAGCAGAATGAGCAATATCACTATTTTTATGATTTATTAAATCAGTATTTGTTGTGTTGATTTGATTTTGCAAGTCATTAAAATTGTTATTCAATGGTGTTGATTGTATTTCGCCTTGTATGTTAACCAAAGACATTCTATCACCTCACGATTTTATAAAAATAAAATTAGACCACATAATCTTGTGGTCTAATAAAGTAATCAATTATATCTTGTTGTTGTCCTATTATTTTTTCTAATTTTTCTATTTTTTCTTTAAGAATTTGAGATTCTGACTTAACAGGTGGATCAGATTTTTTTGATTCTAAAAAATCTAATCTTTTAGGTTTACCATTTTCTTCTTCAACCTTTATTTTTGAGTGTGTATATATCATTTGTTTGATTGTTTTATCATTATTATATTTTTCTTTATCATCAATGATAAACTCACCAATATCTTCAAACTTTAGATTAGGATAATTTTTTTTAATGCAAGCATGATACAATCCAAATAAAGTAGATTTAGTATTTCCACCATAATCCACATAATGTAAAACCTCACCAGTATCTTTTCTATATGCTATTAACAAATTATCACCACCCTACATTGCGTACCAAGATATTCTAATATCTCTAGTTTCGCTTGAGCTATATTGGTGCAGAGTAATATGTAAATACACTTCTCCGTCAGCTCCGATTTGTAAGTAAGAGTCTTTTATGCGTCTATAACTCCACCCCAAACTACTATTACTTACAATATATTGACCATAACCATCTGAATAATAATTATCAATAAAATAATTATTATAACCTATCGAAACTCTTGGTTGCCACGCATTAGTATAAGGGTCTTTCAACCCCACCATAATAACAGCACCTTTTGTGCTGTCATCTTGACTATATTCATACGAACCACCAGAAATTGAAACTATTGCAAGCCTTTTACCCTGACCTATAGGGATTGCAATTTCATATTCTTGTCCTGATGTTAAATATATACCTGTTGCAACCCAAGAACCATAAGAAACCGTACTTGTGGCTAACACAGATTTTTCAACACTATCATCGCCACTATAATATTGTGGTAAGTTAAATATTTCATCGGTGACTTTTAAGGCTCTTTCGTCTCTAAAATCTGGGTGCATAAACACAAAAGCTCCCATATAACCCTCGCCAAAACCACAAAGAACTGCTCCAAGCACAACACAATTATCATCTGGTGTTCCATTACCCATAGCATTATATCTAGGGTGTTCTGGATAATTATTTATATTCTGTGAATCTTTTACTGCACCCGCTGTACCCGCACTAACATGCGTTATATTACCCGAACTATTTACAAATATAACTCTATATTCCCAAGAATCCCAGTCACTCCAAGTACTACTAATTGGTAGTTGATATATTACGTCATTTGTAAATTTTACATATTTACCATTTTTTAAAATACAACTTCCTTTTTTAATAAGTAAATTGACGGTTGCGGAAGGGTCGGGTTGAGTAACACCATCTATTACTTTAACTATACCTTGACTCCCCGATGGTATAAATGAGTCGCAATCACTTGTACTCCTAATTCTGTTATTTGCTACATCAACTAAATCATAATCAAAATACTCTCTTTTACCAGAATTATTTGGTGCATTAAGATATATAGTACCACTACTACCTAGTTGACTTACATCATTTAGATAAATATAGAATCCAGCTGCTTGCGCATTAATATCTTGTGTTGTATAAATGTCTATATAATTTTTATCAGTTATACTCTGAACTTCAAATGTTAATCCAGTAGTGACGCCCCATCCAGAAGTTTCAAGAGGGTTTACGCCACGACCATCCATAACCAATCTATTATTTTCATCATAAATAGTTACATTGCCCCCACGTACTTCAACACCATCGCCATTAATTTTACTCGTACTGCCGTCAGTATGAGAAACTTTTACACCATCAATCGGATTAATCTGTACATTATTGTAGTCTACATCTTTTAATACAGCAGTATTATCAGTATAATTTTTAGCATTGTTTTCTGCTTCAATAGCCCTTGTGTCATCCGTATACTTAACTGCAAGAATCCAATCATTTTCATTAAAACTTGTATTATCAGTAGTTGCAATATATATTTCCTGTGCGTTAAATGTCTTTACCCCTACAGTAAAAGGCGTATTTGGAATTAGTAAGTCCCTTGCTTTATATGATGTTGGCTGCGATGTGTACACAGTTCTTTTGCCATCTATAGTATCAAATATTTCCTTAGAAATTTCTAATTCTTCCCATATATAATCAAAATTAGCACCGTTTTGATTTTTAGTGTATCTATATGTTTTCTTTTCTGTAGATGTAGTATCATACCATAAATCACCTATATATTTGTTATATTCAGCATTATCTGGTATATTAATATACTCAGAATGTGGCATTGTATCTTGATAGTAAGTAGTTATCTTGTTATCAATTTGATTTTGTAAATCATCAGTAATTTGAGTAGTATATGATTCAAGTTCTTTAGTTTTTTCATAGGCATAAGATTTTGTACTATTTATAACCTTTTTAAAAACATTGCCGAGGGAATTAGAATAATTAGATATTTCAACGGTTGCTAAATGGGGTTCATTATCAGTTTTATCAATAGACATAATAGTAGCTGTAATATTAACATTCAAATCTTCATCAATAATATTGACAGTATCTCCTACATTAAAAGACTCATACTCGAAACCCGTTAACACTGATAAATCATGAACAGATAATCTGTATGTTAATTTTGGAATAGATAATTCTTCTAATTTCTTTTTTGCATCATCATATAACTCTTGGGTCATATCAATACTATCATCTTTGACATATGTATCATCTTTAAATCTATAATCATATATAAATTTATCTAAACATTCTTGGTAACTATATCCTAAACCTAAAAAATATTGAAAATTGTCAATGTAAGATTGACCATATTCATGTGCATTATAAGTTATATTATTATCAGTTCTTGTTTCTGTTCCAATCTCGTGAATACTTAAATTGTCTTTGCCATAAACCCACATTCTTGTATATATTTCATTGCTATTACTTTCTTTTTCTATATTTTTTATATTTTTATTATATCTAAATTGAATTCCATTATAAGAATTTGGTAAAATTAAATTTATTTTTTTATCCCACTGATTCAAATTGCTATCCCATGATATGTCAAAATTTAAATATCCACCGAATTTTTCAGTTATTTTATAAAGAGATTCTAAAACAGTATTCCACTCAAACTTAAATGTTCTTTTAATATCAACACCCTCATCTTGTAATAAACTACTATCAACTGTACCTAAAGTCCAATCAGTATTACCTGTAGTTAATACTTGTGTAATAGCAGTGTCAGCACGAACTGGATTACTTGTTGGAGGTGTTAAATCTAAAAACTGAACATATTTATAAGTAAGTTCTATCGCCATATCTTTAGCTTGAACATTAGAAATTATATTATTGTTTTCATCTCTAATATCACGATGATTTTTTATAACATAATAATTGCCATCATATTCAATTACAAATTCATTTTGAATATATTGCCATTTGGGATTAGGAATTGGATTTCCACTTTCATCATATTTAGTTTGACCATATACATCTTGTTCATATTTAGGTATCATAAATTCAAGTTCATTTAATTCACCAAACCGTTTTATCACCCTAATATTATATGCTTCATGTAATTCAGTTAATTTATTATGATTATGGTCTCTTATAATAGGAATTGGTCTATTGTTAATCAAATTATCACCTTCCTATAAGTAAACAAAGTTAAAATCAAAAGTAATTGAAGTTAAGCTCAAATTTGTTCCTGATATTTCAATTACATTTATTCCTGTATCACTTGGTTTAACTTTTCCATTTAAATTAAAAAAACTACCTGAAAAAGTAGTATTATTCATACTAACATTATTAACATCAGCGCCAGTAAAACAATTTTTTAATTCACAATCAATAATTAAAGCACCACTAAATGTTCCGAAACTACACAATTTATTATTAGTTGTATTAGTAATTGTTATATCACTTGCATTTCCTTCTATTATAATTTTAGGATAAGCCAAATTTGTATTTCCACCATGATATACATTTATATTTGTGGTAGTTGTAATATTAGTAGCTTGATATTGAATGTTTAAACTACTCATGTCTTCTTTGTGTAATAATCCACTATCATAATAAAATTCTTCATCATAGTTTAGTCCATTTATTATGTCAATACTTGTAAATCTACTATAAGCAAAAGGATTATAACATCTAAAAGTTAAAGTGAATAGCCCTTGTGTATTATAATTTTCAAGTCCTATTTGGTCTTCAAAAGTTGCATAATAAAATTTGTATGGCTCATAAGACAAAACAAGTGACTTAGCCCCTAATTGACCAAGCCACCCTGATATGTGTCTTATATTTGACAAATTATTATCTTCTAAATAACAAGTAACTTCTATATCTCTAGTATAATATTTTTGACTTATAACCTTTTGACCATGCAACCAATTTAAATCTAAAGTTTGAGTTATTTTTGGTGGTATCATATTTGTTACAAGTGGTTGATTATTCCAATTAACTATATATAAGCCATAATCACGTGAATCTACTCCATCAAAAATAAAATAATCCAATTCATCACCTCATTCCAAATGCCAGTAATTGCTCATTAGCACCTTTGGCTAAATCTCTACCCACACGTTTCGCATCATATCCTTCAACATTATTAACCATATTGAAGTTTTCAATGTTAAGTAGTTTATCAATTTTATTCATTGCACGTTCTACTGGATTAGTGAATTTAATATTACTGATTTTGTTATACAAACTATCCAAATGTGTAGGAGTTAACACCAATTCGCCTTT